ATGCTTTCACCATGCAGTATGCGGCGGTAACGGACAGCGTTTCCGGTCATGCAGAACGCCAGTATAACACCGGCAAGATTTCCAATGTTGCGGTGGATAACGATACCCATGAGATCACGATCACATTATCCGATAAGGTGAAGAACCTTAAGGATTTTGATGGTGGCAATGGCTGGGGCGTTCACAAGTGGCTGGGTATCGGTCTTGGTGTCGGTATTTCTCCGATTACAGGATTGTACTACAACGGTTCTGTCTTGGGTGATGAGGATGTCGCTGAGGCAACGGCTTGTGATCTTTCAGCGGGATATTTTGTCCGCTGGGTTGCGGCTGACCTTGTGCTTGCGGGTGATAACACGGAGAGATCCGTTGATAACTTCACTCTGTGGGCTAACGGATATGCTGAAACAGCTTACAAGATCAAGATTGTGGAGCCTGCGTAAGAAATATGGGGCGGCGGTGTGATCTGCCGCCCTTATTGTGAGGTGATGTCAGATGATCGTGACTGTGGATGAGATGAAGAATTATCTGAGGATCGATTTTGAGGATGATGATTCTTTGCTGGAAAACTTCATAACGGCAGGCGTGAAGCAGTGCATGGATATCCTGCGGACGGATGATGAGAATGATCTGGCTGACTGTCCGAACGGGAAGATCGCCGTGATGTTCACGGTGGCTTATCTGTATGAACACCGGGAAGAAGCTGACCACCATGCGATGGATCTTACCCTGAGGGCTCTGTTATTCGGTAGCCGGAAGGAGGGATTCTGATGGATGTAGCGGCTTTGAGGTCAAAGGTGACGTTCCAGAAGAATGAGACCGTTACGGATAAGTACGGGAACCATAAGAATGTCTGGACGGATTATTATACCTGCTTCGCGACGATCGGCGGTGAGGGTCTGGCAAGTTCCAAGGAAGAGCAGGTCGCCGGGACTACGGTGGAAGAAGATTCTATGACCGTTACGGTCAGGTATTGTCAGAAATCAGCGGCTATTACTTCCACGGGATTCAGGGTGGTGTTCATGGGTGAACTTTATAACATCGAGAACATTGACCACATGAATTTCAGGAAACGGTCGCTGAAGTTTACCTGCAGGAAGGAGCGGCGATGACTCAGACGATAAAGATAGATCAGCTGGCGGATACCGTGATGAAGGGCATGGAGGAATATGCAAAGCTTGCGGTGGATGACCTGAAGGCGGATGTCCAAAAGGCCGGTAAGACTGTGAAGCAGCAGATCGAAAGCACGGCTCCGAAGAAGACCGGGAAGTATTCCAAAAGCTGGGCGATCAAGAAGACCAGGGAAACATCCGATTCCATCCAGATCGTGGTGCATTCCAAGAGGTATCAGCTGACGCATCTTTTGGAGTTTGGTCATGCAAAACGGGGCGGCGGAAGGACAAGGGCTTTTCCGCATATCGCTCCTGCAGAACAGGCGGGCATCGAGCAGCTGATAAGGGATATCGAGAGGGATTTACAGAAGGGCGGTTAGTGATATGGAGATCATTCTTTTGTTGTTCGTTATTGCTATCGGGATCGCTGTGTTTGGTGTGCTGATCTACTACAGCACCAGAAGAGGCGAGAAATGCCGCGGCTATCCCTATAACTGTCCGGTCTGCCGTCATGCTGCCGAATGCATCATAGAGATCGGGAGGAAGAAGGATGACGCATGAAGAAGTGATGCAGATGCTGGCGGAATTGAAGATCCCTTTTGCGTATGACCATTTCGCGGAAGGTGAATCGCCTGATCCGCCGTTCATCTGCTTTTTGTTTCCGGGTTCGGAGAACTTTGCCGCGGATGATGTGGTCTATATGGAGTTTTCCAACCTGAGCATTGAACTTTATACCGATGAGAAGGATCCGAAATTGGAAGACAGCGTGGAAGCGGTGCTGAATTCACATGAGATTTTCTGGAACAAATCAGAGGTATGGATTGAAACTGAAAAATTATACGAAGTGCTGTACCAGATGACGGTATAGCGGAAAGAGAGGTTAATTATGCCGAGTACAAACAACAAGGTGAAGTTCGGCCTTAAGAACTGCCATTATGCGAAGGCGACACTTGATCCGGATACCAATGCCGTGACATTTGGTACGCCTGTTGCGATTCCGGGTGCGGTGAACCTGTCGCTTGATCCTGAGGGTGATACGGAGCCGTTCTATGCGGACGATATGGTTTATTACACCACGGTAGCGAACAACGGTTATTCCGGTGATCTGGAAATTGCATTGATTCCGGAAAGCTTCAGGAAGGATATCCTGAAAGAGACTGAGGATGCGAACGGTGTTCTGGTGGAGGATTCCACGGTGGAGCCTGAGCATTTCGCTCTGCTTTTCGAGTTCTCCGGGGATAAGAAAAAGATCAGACACTGCATGTATTACTGTACCGCTGCAAGACCTACGATCGAGGGCAAGACCAATGAGGATTCCAAGGAAGTACAGACCGAGAAGCTGGAGATAACAGCGACTCCGCTTCCGAACGGACTTGTGAAGGTTAAGACCGGTGCGAATACATCAGACGCGGTTTACAACGGATGGTATTCCAATGTCTATCAGACAGAGCATGCACAGGTATCTGCGGTTCTTACCGGGATCACGATTGGAAACCTTCAACTTACGCCTGCTTTTGATGCCGGAACAACTTCCTATACGGCTGAGACCGTAAACGATGAGGATGCTGTATCGGCTACTGCGGCAAGTGGAACGGCGGTCACAATTCTTGTGAACGGAGTGGCTCATACCAGCGGCAGTAACGCGACATGGGAGAGCGGAACCAATACTGTGACAGTGATCGCAAGCAAGACCGGATGCACCAGTACGGCATATACCGTAACGGTGACAAAGAACGGACAGGGTTGATCTTAACGGGCAGGGCTTCGGCTTATGATTGGAGGAAAGTGAAATGGCACTTACAAAGACAGTGAATATTGATGGCAAGGATGTGACTTTCAGGGCATCGGCGGCCATTCCGAGAATATACAGAAACAAGTTCCATAGGGATATCTATAAGGATCTTCATGACCTGCAGAAGAGCATTGATGACAATGATCCGGAAAACTCTGCAATGGATTCTTTTTCGCTGGAGCTGTTCGAGGATATCAGCTACATCATGGCGAAACATGCGGATCCGCAGGGGGTTCCGGATACTCCGGATGAGTGGCTGGATCAGTTCGGGACATTTTCCATTTATCAGGTGCTTCCGGAGATTATCGAGCTCTGGGGACTGAATGTGCAGACGCAGGTGGAGAGTAAAAAAAACTTCGAGCGACTGACCGGGAAATGACAACGCCGCTCTTGTTACTGAGGGCGGTGCAGCTTGGTGTACAGATCGGGGAGATGGATCTTCTGACTATCGGAACCATCAACGATATGTACACGGAAATGCAGAACGATGAGAACCAGGGGGCATATAGCACCTTGGCATCTCAGGATGATTTTGACCGGTTTTGATGCTGTTTAACATCTTATTTTGCATTTCACCTTCTGTTTTTTGCCACTTACATCAAATGTCAGGACAGAACTTTCGATATATTGTATGATTGCATCATCAAAGAGAAAGGAGGCCAGGGCATGAAGGTAAGTGTTGATATTTCTGCTGAATATAAAGAACCATATGCAGTGATCTATACCGACAAGGTGACAGATGAGATCCAGCGAATGCTTGATATATTCAGCACAAACGAAACTCCCATAACTGCCCTGCAGAATGAAGAAGATCTTATCGTTCTGCAGCCTAAGGAAATATACATGGTCAGAGTAGAGGATGGAGATACGATTATTTATGGTGAAAAACAAAAATATCGTTCACGGAAAAGACTCTATGAGATTGGCCAGCAGTTAGGAAAACAGTTCATGCAGATATCAAAATCCACACTGATCAATCTGTCTTATATGGACAGTATTGAGCCGGGATTCAGCGGAACGCTTTTGCTGAAGTTGAAGAATGGATGCAAAGATTACGTTTCGAGAACATATCTGCCGGAGTTCAAAAAATATCTTGGATTATAGGAGGCGAAAGCAATGAAAGAGACAATAAAAGATTTAGCAAAGAGCACGGTAATTAGTATTGGAATGGCAATGGCTATTTTCTGTCTGGTTGGAATTGTATTTGATATAGGTTACAAAGGGAATTTCAGCCTTGAGAATTACAGATTTACAAAGATGGTTGTCGGTTGCGTTTTGGTTGGCCTTGGGTTTGGGGTTCCGACCATTGTGTACAGGAAGGAAAATCTTCCAATGCCGATTAGAGTGTTGATACACATGGGTATTGGTTGCGTGATTTACACAATCGTTGCCTATGCAGTCGGATGGATAGGTGGATCTGCAACCATCACTCAGGGAATTATAATTGCAGTGATTCAACTTGCGGTTGCGTTTCTTATCTGGTTCCTTTTTATGAGATATTATCGTGCTGAGGCAAAGAAGATGAACGATAGGATCCAGGCAATGAAGTAAGAAGAATAACAACATATATTTTTGAGAAGCATCGGTCAGAAATGATCGGTGTTTTCTTTTACCCAAAATCAGGAAGGAGGGAATCGAATGGCTGGACGGATCCAGGGTATCACCGTTGAAATCGGCGGCGATACCACCAAACTACAGACAGCCCTGAAGGGCGTAAATACAGAGATCAGAAATACTCAGAGCCAGCTGCGTGATGTCGATAAGCTCCTGAAACTTGATCCGGGGAATACGGAACTGCTTGCTCAAAAGCACAGGCTCCTGGGAGATGCCGTCAAGGAAACGAAGGAAAAGCTGGAGACCTTAAAGACGGCAGCGGAGCAGGCTGAACAGGCACTGAAAGACGGCACTATCACGCAAGATCAGTATGATGGCCTGCAACGTGAGATCGTTGAGACTGAACAGAAGCTGAAGGCTCTGGAGGAACAGGCAAGACAGTCCGGTACTGCACTTCAGGAGATTGCCGCGAAGGGTGAGAAGCTGAAGACAGTTGGTGACAATGTTACCAATGTCGGAAAGAAGTTCATGCCTGTGACTCTGGGTGTTGTGGGATTAGGTACGGCGGCGGTGAAGACTGCCGCTGATTTTGATTCCGCCATGAGCAAGGTTGCAGCGGTATCCGGCGCGACGGGTTCTGATTTGGATGCACTCCGGGATAAAGCCCGTGAGATGGGTGAGAAGACAAAGTTCTCTGCATCCGAGGCGGCGGAAGCCATGAACTATATGGCGATGGCCGGCTGGAAGACAGAGGACATGCTTTCCGGTATTGAAGGTGTTATGAACCTGGCTGCGGCTTCCGGTGAGGATCTGGCGACCACTTCCGATATCGTGACGGACGCCCTGACAGCTTTTGGTCTTACGGCAAAGGATTCCGGGCATTTCGCGGATATCCTTGCGGCGGCAAGCAGTAATGCGAATACGAATGTCTCCATGATGGGTGAGACATTTAAGTATTGTGCTCCGATTGCCGGTGCTTTGGGATTCTCTGCAGAGGATACGGCAGAAGCAATCGGCCTGATGGCCAATGCCGGTATCAAGGGATCACAGGCTGGTACTGCTCTTAGAACCATCATGAATAACCTGTCCGGGGATGTGAAGATCTGCGGTTCTTCCATCGGAGAGGTTACGATCGCAACTACAAACGCCGATGGAAGCATGAGAGACCTGAGTGATATCCTGGCTGACTGCCGGACTGCATTTTCAGGTCTGACAGAATCGGAAAAGGCTCAGGCGGCGGAAAGTCTTGTGGGAAAGAATGCGATGTCCGGGTTCCTGGCACTGATGAATGCCGGGGAGTCTGATATCAACAAGCTTTCCAGTGCGATTGATAACTGTGATGGTTCAGCGGCAAGTATGGCTGAGACCATGAATGATAATCTTGCCGGTCAGCTGCAGATCCTGAAGTCCCAGCTAGAAGAGCTGGCGATTTCCTTTGGTGAGCTGCTGATGCCTGCAATCCGAACGATTGTCGGATGGATCCAGAAGTTTGTGGACTGGCTCAATTCGATGGATGAGGGTACCAGGAAGGTGATTGTGACGATTGCCCTGGTGGCGGCTGCGATCGGACCGGTACTGATCATAGTCGGTAAAGTGATCTCAGCGGTCGGTACCATTATGACTCTGGTGCCGAAGCTGGCAGGTGTGATCAATGCGGCGAAGGGTGTATTTGTAGCCTTCAATGCGGTATGCGCGGCGAATCCGTATGTGCTGATCATAGCGGCAATCGTGGCACTGGTGGCAGCATTTATCTATCTCTGGAACAACTGTGAAGAGTTCCGACAGTTCTGGATCGACCTGTGGGAGAGCATCAAAGAGATTGCCATTGCTGTATGGGAGGCGTTGAAGGCGTTCTTCCAGGCGGCATGGGAAGCAATCAAGGCCACGGCAACAACGGTCTGGAATGCAATCAAGGATTTCTTCTCCGGCTTGTGGGAAGGAATCAAGACTATCTTCACTACGGTGGTGAATGCAATCAGCACCTTCTTGACCACGGCATGGAATACGATCAGGAATACCGTGACGACCGTATGGAATGCGATAAAGACATTTTTCACGACAGTCTGGAATGGAATTAAGTCGGTTATCACTACGGTGGTAAATGCGATCTCCACCTTCCTGAGTACGGCGTGGAATGGGATCAAGACTGCGATCACTACGGTGCTGAATGCCATTAAGACAGCGGTTACTACGGTCTGGAACGGCATCAAGAATACGATCACAACTATCGTGAACGCAATCAAAAATGTAGTCACGACAGCCTGGAACAATATCAAGACTGCCGTATCCAATGCGGCAAACGCGATCAAGACCGGCGTGACGAATGCCTTTAATGCTATGCTGAACGGCATCAAAAATATCTGCGGAAATATTTATGGTGCAGTGAAGGGCGGCTTTGACAAGGCTATCGGCTTTATCAAGGGACTTGCTTCGCAGGCTTTCCAGTGGGGTGCTGACTTCATTGGCGGCATCGTGAATGGTATCAAGTCCATGATCGGTAAGGTCGGGGATGCGGTTTCTTCTGTTGCAAATAAGATCCGGAGCTTCCTGCATTTCTCTGTGCCGGATGAAGGACCTTTGACGGATTATGAGAGCTGGATGCCGGACTTCATTGGAGGACTTGCAAAAGGCATTGAGAAGAGCCGGGGCATGATTGAGAACGCAATGAACGGTGTGACTTCTGATCTTACCATTACTTCGAGGGTGATGGCAGCTCAGGGTAGCTATTCCGGATCGGCTGCATCGAGCGGAGATCTGATCTCCGGTATAAATACAGCACTGAATACGGCTCTGGCCGGTGGAGGCGCTGCAGGGGACATCGTGATCCCGGTATATATCGGCGGTGACATGATTGATGAGATCGTGGTTACGGCTCAGCAGAGAATGAATCTAAGAAGTGGAGGCAGGTAAGATGGCTCATTTGCAGTATCTTGTTTTTAATAATGAGAATATCCCGATGCCTGCCTCTTATTCTGTGAGTTTATCAGATGTGGAGGCAGACAGCGGCGGCGTGACGGAAGCGGGAACCACACAGAGAGATGTAGTAAGAGAAGGTGTTGTTCAGATCGGCGTGACCTTCCGTGTATCGAAACGGTGGCTGAATAAGTTTTCGGCATATAAGAAGCTGGCAAGCATTACGGTGGGATATCTGGATATGGAGACCATGAACATCGTAAACACGCAAATGTACATTGACGGGTATCAGGTAAAGCTGGTCAGCGATACATCGTATGGTTCACTATGGGAGGTATCTTTCACGTTGAAAGAATTTTGAAAAAAGTGTTGACTCCTACGTTACGTAATAGTTTATATTAACATTACCAAGCGAATGGAGGATACGCCAATGATGACAATACATGAGGTGAGCAAGCTTGCCGGGGTGAGTATACGCACTCTACAATATTATGACAAGATCGGTCTTTTGCATCCGACGGGATACACCGATGCAGGTTACAGGCTGTATGACGATGCAGATCTGGAACGCCTTCAGCACATCTTACTGTTTCGTGAGTTGGAGTTTCCTTTGAAGGACATCAAGGTAATCATAAACAGTCCTGATTTTGACAGAAGCACGGCATTAGAGCAGCAGATTGAACTGCTTCGGTTGAAGAAGGAACATATTGAGAATCTGATGAACTTTGCGCTTGGAATAAAATTGTTAGGAGTGAAGCATATGGATTTTAAGGCTTTTGATAGAAGTAAGCTGGATGAGTATTCCCGACAGGCCAAGGAACTATATGGCAATACGCCTGAGTACAAAGAGATGGAGGAAAAGCAGAAGAATCGTACAAAGGAAGAGGATAATATCCTTGCAGATAGATTTATGCTGCTTTTCAAGGAAGCTGGAGAGATGAGGAATACGGATCCGGCATCGCCTGAAGCACAGGATTTGGTGAAAAGGATACAAGCTTATATAACTGAAAACATGTACACCTGCTCAAATAAGATTTTGCGAGGCTTGGGTAAGATGTATTCAGGAGGCGGTGACTTTACAAAGAACATCGATGAGTATGGCGGAGAAGGAACTGCAGAGTTCGTGGATAACGCTATTCAAATCTATTGCGACAAGGCAGAATAAGCAAATCACATTTAGCTACTAAGAGGGTCGGGAAACCGGCTCTCTTTTCATGTCCGGAGGGAGGTGGTCATTTGTATCCGGTCAGCAATGCCTTTCTTGAAGCAGTGAAGGCGAATACAAGAAAATATTACTGGACCGGCAGGATCACAACGACTGCCGGAACAGTTTATGAGTTTGATCAGGATGATATGGTCAAGGGCAGCGGGTATATTACCAGTCAGTGCTGCGGATCCACAGAGATAGAACTGGGAACGGTTTATGCGGCTGAGATGGGGATATCGCTATTCTCCGAGATCAACCGGTATACGCTGGAAGATGCGAAGGTGGAGCTTTTCTATCACCTGCAGATAGCGGGTGGTTCTTATGAGAGGATCCCGATGGGGATCTTTGAAGTATCAGAGGCGAACAGGAAAGCTAAGTGCCTGGAGATCAAGGCCTATGATTACATGGTTCGCTTTGAGAAGGCTTTCACTTCCCTTGAATCCATCGGTAACGCTTATGACTTCATGGTGCTCTGCAGTACGGCCTGTGAGGTGACGCTGGCTCAGGACAGGGCAACCATTGAGGCGATGCCGAACGGAACCGAGAACCTGTCCATCTATTCTGATAATGATATTGAGACTTACCGCGATGTGCTGTTCTATGTGGGACAGGTGCTTGGCGGTTTTTTCGTGATCAACAGAGCCGGGGAGCTGGAGCTTCGGAAGTATGGGAATACGCCGGTGCTGACAGTTGAGAGGAAGCACAGGTTCACTTCCAGCTTTTCGGACTTTATCACGCGATATACAGCGGTCAGTTCAACGAACCTTCGGACACAGATTGCGGAGTATTATGCACTGGATCCGGATGATGGGTTGACGATGAACCTGGGTGTTAATCCTCTGCTGCAGTTCGGTCTGGAAGAGACCAGGCGGCAGCTCTGTGAGAATATCCTGAATGATCTGGCCGTCGTGAACTACGTGCCGTTTGATTCGGATACCATCGGAAATCCAGCACTGGATGTTGGCGATGTTTTGTCATTCAGCGGTGGACAAGCGGATGCCACGAAGTATGCCTGCATCACATCGAACAGCATCAAGATCGGCGGCAGGCAGAGTATCAAGTGCGTGGGAAAGAATCCGAAGCTGTCCCAGGCGAAGAGTAAGAACGATAAGAACATTTCAGGGCTTCTGGCTCAGATCGAGGCAGGAAAGATCGGGATCCATACCTTCACTAACGCTTCAGCATTTTCTGTGG